CGGACCGCTCATTTCGTTGTGCGAACATGTCATTTATTCTGACCCTGCTTTCATCAAAGTGGTCCCTGTAGTGGATAGACCCAAGTACTTGCTGGATACTTTCGGCAAGTGCAATGGACCTTTTTACTGCACGGACTACTCCCAATTTGAGCATAGTTTCGAGAGAGACTTGATGGAAGCATGTGAGTTTCAGTGTTATAGGCATGTTTTGAAGAGGTACGGCAAGAAAGCCGAACTTTATTGCAGGACGTTAGGCGGCGTTAATGATATACGTAGCAAACACTTTGGTGTTAAGGTTAGAGCGAAGAGGATGTCAGGTGAAATGAGTACCTCGCTCGGAAATGGCTTCACGAATGTTAACGTGGCCCGCTTCATAGCCTCCCAGGCAGGGGGCGACCTCACCATTGTTGTAGAAGGGGATGATGCTGTATTTGCTTGCACCAAGCCTATAGATGAATCGAAGTTCAGTTCCTTGGGATTTAAGATCAAGATCATAAAGGTGGATTCCATCTATGAGACCAGTTTTTGTGGGCTCATGATGGCTAAAGATCTTACCGCTATAAAGGACCCTAGGAAAGTTATTTTGAATTTTGGTTGGAGCCATTCCATGTTGATGAATGGCGGAACCAGAGTTCGCAAGGAACTATTGCGAGCTAAAGGCATGAGCTTGTTGTGCGAGCTCCCTTCGTGTCCTATCTTGGGATTGTTGGCATTGAGGGTGTTGCAGATGACTGAAGGCCACCGCGAGCGTTTCACCGACGCGTGGGCTGAAGCCAATGTCAGGTTGATGATTGAGCTTGACAGAGTAGGTGAATGTTATATTGCTGCTACGAAAGGCCCTTCTATTGTAGCGAGGAGCGACTTTGAGCTGATATTTGATGTGCCTCTCAGTCTCCAAATGGAGATTGAAGAACATTTCCGCAAATGTGTCACGCCCGAGTCGCTTTTCGACCATCCGGGGATTGAGAGCTTATTTCATAGTTCGGAATTTGATGACTGTCGTCATTATTTTGCGAATTATGTCAGGCCTCCCGGATTGGACTACTAGAAAGGCTGAGTTTAAGCTGGCCCTCGTATCAGGGCCCGTGATGCTCTGGTTTCCCATGCCAAACATCTTCGTAGCGGAATGGGGTCTTCTAGGGCGCCTGCGGAGGCGTGGACCAAAACGGGTACTTCCGTGCTAAACAAAATGCCGAGAGACTGCACGGCTCCTAATCCTAGAAGATGTACAGTCCGTGTTTCTGCTTTCGCGTATCCCATACAAAAGCAATCGTGTCGCTCTGACTTAGTCTAACACGATGGACAATCAAGTGATTGAAGCCGAAAAGAAACTGGACAAGATGGTGTCTCAGAAAACGCTCACCAGCGACGGAAGGGACTGGCTGGTGTGCGCGTTGGATCCCTTCCACGACCTGGACCACCCGATGGCTGGATATCCTGATGCCGATAATTCCAGCACGGTGGTGGGTTGTTATCAATACGCATTGGACTTTGGCAAGGATGCGGCGCAGACCAGTACTACCTGGGATGCCCATGTCTTTGTCAACCCTATTTCTCTCACAACAGGTGATGATGAATATTTCAAAG